CTCGTCGTTACTCTCTTGCAGCGGTGCTTGGAGTTGCTAGTGAGGATGATGATGACGGCAATGTGTCAAGCGGCCTTCACAAGAAGGAAGAGGCTCGTCCAGCAATCGCAAAGGTTATGGACAGCAATCCACTCGTACGACCAGCAGGGGCAGTAACTGGAATGTGGAGGGGCGTATTGCCAACCAACACGAAGGTTGCAGCCAAGAGCAAGGATGGCAGTCCGAAGGTTTGGACGCTGTATTGCGTTGAGTTCAACGACAACGGAAAGGTGATCGAAGCGATGACCTTTGACGAGAAGTTGTATGATACCGCTACGGAGTTCGGTAAGGAGGGAGTCATTGTTGATGTGGGCGTTGCTCCATCAAAGAAAGATCCAAGCAAGTTTGAGCTTGTGACCATTACCCCAAGTGACAAAGCGTAAGCTAAAAGCAAGGGGGGCGAAAGCCCCCCACATTGCTACTAAATATGAAAAATTCATGGCCGTCTCTTGCTCGCATGGCAAGTATGCTGACCCAAGCGCAATCGAAGCTGTCCTCACTATGCGAGACAGATGGAAGCCTTCCATCATGGTACATCTCGGTGATTGGTGCGATACCACGGCTTTCCGCTCTGGTGCAGTTGGAAGTTCCGATGAATCAGAGCCAGTTGCTCCAGATATTGATGGAGGAATATGGTTCTTGCGACAGCTACGACCAACTCATGTGTTGGATGGAAACCACGAGGATCGCATACCCCGATTGCTTAATCATCGTAACGCACTTATCTCGTACGCCGCTCAACAGGCTACTGATTACATTGACCGATCTTTCGTCGAGATTGGTTGCCGCCGCATTCCATATGACGGCGTGTTTCAGAAGTATGTAGTTGGTGATGTGACCTTCACGCATGGAACTATCTACAATGAAAACTCGGCTAGGGACATGGCTGAAATCTATGGTGGCAAAGTCATATTTGGGCATACTCATCGCTCGCAAATGGGAGAGGGACGCACGATCAAAGAAAGCACAGGATATTGCGTGGGTACGCTTACGAAGCGAGGTGAAATGGATTATGCGAAATGCCGAAGGGCAACCCTCGGATGGAGACAAGGGCTAGTATATGGAGAGATCGGGCCAAAGGATAGCGCGGTATGGCTCATCACTCGCGGGGAGTTTAATCACGAATGGAGATTGCCACTATGAGCGCAAATGAATGGATGCTGGCAATAATGGATGCGTCAAGCAAAAGCGCAGATATTGTTCCAGCGGAATTCAAAACTCGACAGCAGATAGGAAAGGAGATACATCTAGGTACATCGCAAACAAATAAGATTATTAAAAAACTAATTGAATGCGGTGCAGCAGAATCTAAATACTTCAGAATCAAAGTAACCAACGGCGTACATCCAATCGTCCATTACAAAATTATTAAATGAAACAGCACATCCTAGAAAAAGATTACTACATTGAGAAAGGTTTCGCTTGGCTCGCAGGCCCATACGATCCAGCCATCAAGTCGCACATGATTATGTTGCAGCGAGTTCTTAATGACATGGTTGATGGAGATATTGTCCATCGCACAACTAAGGATGAGAAGGGACGCTACAAGGTTGAGCGCACCAATATGATCCTTGCAAAACGATGAACGATCCAGTCATACACCCTAGTCACTATACGGACAATCCAAAGGGGATTGAGTTGATTGATATGATTGGTCATCTTACATTCTCTCGTGGAGCTGCCATTAAGTATATCTATCGCGCAGGAAAGAAGGGAGGGCCAGATACCGAACTTCAAGACTTGCGTAAGGCTCTGTGGTTTATCCAGCGTGAAATAACGGAGCTAACACAATGACAATCTTACAGCAAGCCATTGTTGGCGCAATCTGTGCGTCAGTCCTAATCTACATCATGGCTTCTATACGCCGATGAAATTCAAGAAGATTGGAGTCATTGCTATCAATGGACACAATTGGAAATATGGATATGGAAACACTGGAACCACAGGTGGCAAAAAAAATGATGGACTATGTGTTTACGAAACCAGAACCATTTTTATCAATCCGCAATCCACTCGCTCTCTTGAGGATGTCATTTGCCACGAGACGCTTCACGCTAGGTTTCCCGACCTCTCTGAAGAGTCAGTCGATGACGCAGCAGGGATCATGGGAGAGATGATCATTAAGTTCAAAGTCTTCCTTGCCTAACAATATCAAAACACAAATGAAAACAATAGAAGATAACTTTAACGATTGGTATAACACCATTGGGGTAAGAACTTATTCCAAGAATCACGGATCAGCACAAGGCCATCAAGACTACGCCAAAAACGCCTTCCTTGGAGGCTTTTACGCTGGCTTGGAATGTTTTAAGAACCTACTCTCCGAAGATGATCAGACAGAGATTCATAAAAACTGATAGCGTTCCACCTAACCGCTTTCGATTCACTGTTCCCGAAACAGGCATGAGGATCGACGGCGAGTTAAGCTGGGATGGTCTATTGTCCAGAGTTAAGGAACATTATGAAGATAACAGCATTCCCCTTCCGAAAGACTGGAAGGAAAGGGTTGAGGATCAACTATGCCGACAGCTACCGCATGGTTGGTGCGAATACACTGACGGAACTCCAACGAAGGGTGCTAGGCCAATATTATCAGCGGAGGGCATCATTAAAGGTATTACGGCTCTTGCAACAATGGCAATTGACAAAGCAGCGGGAAAAGAGGTTTTTGTAGATCAAAATGAAGCTAACCGCAGAGCTGAAATATGTTCTCGTTGCTACAATAACATGACCACTAACTTCTGTGCTGGTTGCTCTGCTATGCAAACCATTACAGGATTAGTCGCTAAAGTTAAGGGGGCTAGGACAACCCCCTCAGACGCAAGCCTTTACACTTGTGGCTCATGCGGGTGTCGCAATGAAGCAATTGTCCACATACAAAGAAAAGTGTTGCTATCTGGAGAGAAACCAGAGACAACGGAGGCTCGACCAGACTGGTGCTGGTTAAAAACTGAAGATTTAACACAAGCATCGGCAGCACTTAAAATATGATTACATACGGATTGAAAGACCTTCAAGTAGGTGAGAAGCCACCTAAGACAAGGGTGGAGGACGCTGGATCATCCCGCGCAATGCTGTACACACTTATTGAAGACGATCAAATCGCATCGTATCGCCGCAGTCAGATTCAAGGAATCATTGATGGCAACCCCCCATTTAACGAGCAGCAGCTTCGTGAGCTTGGTCAGGCAGACCGCATTAATGTCAATTGGGGTCATGCAGAGGCGAAGGTAGAGGCAGCAGTAATTCCTTATTTTGACATCCTCACATCCGTTGGTTCGTATGCTACATGTAAGACTAAGTACGGCAAGGACATGGGAAAACGAGAGGAGTGGAGTCGCATTATTACAGAAGAGTTCCACAGGCTTCTTGCTTCTTCTAATCCAAACTTCCTAGCGCAGCACCAAGTATGTCATAAGCAGCTAGTCATTCACGGACAGGCTTGTATGTATTTCCCTGACCAGACGGATTGGCGAGCAAAGGCTATTGAGCCTTGGGCTTTGGTTGTTCCAAAGGGAGCAAAGGTTGATTGGAACAATTGGGAGTTCTGCTATGTCCTTGATGAGATGTACTGCGAGGAGTTGTATTCCTACATTGAGAACAAAGAAGCGGCAGAGCGTGGAGGATGGGATGTCGAGGAAGTTCGCAAGGCAATCATGCAAGCTCGTATTGACGAACAGGATCAACGCCGCCCTTGGGAGTGGTATCAGAAAGAGCTTAAAAACAATGGACTCTATTATTCCTACGCCAAGAGCAAGGTCATTAAGATCGCTCACTTCTATGTGCGTGAATACGATGGTCGCATCTCTCACTATGTCTTTGATCGGCTTAACAGCACAGAGTTCCTTTGTAAGAAGGTTGGAAGGTATCAAGATTTCTCAAACGCCTTTACTGTCTTCCTTAATGGAGTAGGTAACGGATTCTATCATGGCGTGAGGGGAATGGGCCAGAAGGTGTATAAGTATGCCGAGGCCATGAATCGCATGAATAACTCCCTAATGGAGAACGCGATCATCGGTGGAACTACAATGTTCCGCGCCAACTCAGCAGCAGACGCAGAGAAGATGAAGAGTGTTCAGATTGGCCCTTGGAGGATTCTCCCTGTCGGACTTGAGCTTGTTCAGCAGAATGTTTCCACCAACCTTGCTGCATCCATGCAAGTTGCCCAGTTCTTCAACTCACAGGAGTCCGATGACATTGGTAGCTTCATGCCTTCTGTATCTGGTGGTGGAGGCAAGAAGGGCAGCAGGGAAATTGAGATGGAGATTGGAGAGAAGTCTCGCCTTACCAATACTCGTGCAGAAATCTATCTACAGGCTCTTGATGTTCATTACGCAGAAGTCTATCGCAGGGCAGCTAATCCAAACCTTATTGAAGAGGATCATGGTGGCGCAGAAGCTTTGCGCTTCCAGAAGGCTTGTATGGATCGCGGAGTTCCAGCGGGTGCATTGCTCGACATCGACACCATTAAGGCAACCCGATCCATTGGTCAGGGTTCATCTGCCGCTCGTATGCAAGCGATGGGGCTTATCGGCCAGTATCTTCCTCAACTCCCAGAGTCCAATCGGAAACGAGTAATTAATGCCAACATAGCGGCAATCGCGGGACAGACGGGGGTTGAGACTTTCGGAATTCCAGAGGAGGTAAGACCAGATGGCAACGACCTATCCATTGCATCTCTTGAGAATAATGCACTCCAATCGGGAGGCCAAGTTCTAATTGATCCAGATCAGAATCACGCTACTCACCTTGCTGTTCATCTTCAGTTTGGTGGAGGGGTTGTGCAAGCGGTGCAGGATCAGCAGATAGATCCACGACAGGCCAATCAGTCCATGCAAGCATTG